GATTAAGGCATCGCGGTCGGTGTCATCAAGCTCTGGATTTGTAAGCTCAAATGTGATGTTGTTGAAATTAAATCGTGGATAAGCTCTCAAGCCCAAATAAAAATCGGCTTGATCCTGAGCATCGGCTTGATGCTTGATGGTTGTGGTGAAAATCTGTGCCAATTGACCATACAAACCAATCGATGCGGTATCAATCGCGCTGACTTCAAGATTTGATGTGTTTCCGTATTTGAGCGTGATGCTGTTTCGCACATCGCCTGTGCGAGATTGGATGCTCAAACCCGATGCCAAAGCATGATTTGCTGTGAGATCAACATACCCATTTGCTGCCAAATAATTTGTGCGGTGAGTGCTGTCTGCATACCCGATTTGGCCGGTTGCCGATTCAAAGAGGTATCCCAATCCTGATGTGGCCAAAGCTGCGACCAATGAATAAACATCAGTCACCGATGATCCGCGATTTTCCAGCTCGTAATTTCCCGGCCGGTCAATGTCACCCAATCCGGTATTTTCAGCATCTTGCCATTGAGTAGTTGGATCATAGGTTGCCCATGTCAATGCTCCTGGTACCTCTTGCCATGAGCTAAATAAAACCTCGCTCAAAATGGTATAAATCTGATCACCATCAAAATCATCGTTTAAAACGCCTTCAGTCAATGCTTTTGGCAATCTAGCCAATGCACCCAATGCAATGATGTTGATTCGCTGTGCATAATCTACATTTCCAACCTCAGCAACCGAAATGGCAACCTCAACAATTGATCCACCAAAGATTGGCACAAATGTCGCTGTTGAATCTTGCAGCTCAATTGTGATGGATTGATTGATTGCAATGCTTACATTGGATTGATCAAGGTTGATGATTTCGAGGTTTGTGTATCCGGCCTGAGCTTGCTCATAAATGTTTGTCCGACCGCTGGTAATCGTTAGATTGGCCAAAATGGCGGTTTGGTATTGCACACCGCCAATGGTCACACGCCAAATTGGATTGAATAGTGTCATTACTCAACAACCAAAGCTCCAGCACCAAGCGTGCCTCGGTAAAAAGAATTGTTGAAAGCCGTTGTGGCCGCGCGTGTAAAGCCTTCCTCATCGATGATCGATGCAGCATTGACATTGATCACGATTCGTTCAGCCGTTGAAAGGCCACCGGTGGCCGCTGTGCGTGCAGCTGCGGCTGACTCTCGTGCAGCTCTTAATCTTTCGGTTTCTGCCTTTAATTCCTCACGCCTTAAAATTGCAGCTTGCATTGCTGGTGAGTATGCACCCAATTCCACGCCTGTAAATGTCGGTGATCCAGCCGATGGCATAAAGCCTCCACCCGTGCCAAATCCGGGTGATTCAACCGGTGTGCCAGCATCAAAGCCCACACCAGCTTTAAGCGACTTGTCATTTGAATCGCCAAAGAAAAAGCGTGTGACCGGGTTATCCTTGACAAAATTCACAAATTCTTTCATTTTGGTAACTGTATTTGAAATGAAACCCACAAGCTTTGAAAAACCTGTTACAAGACCACCAACAATTGTGCCAATGCCTTCTAAAGCTGTTTTGAAAGTACCACCCAAAAGTGGTGCCAAATACTTTTTGATAAAATCCCAGACTTTTGCCAAGGCATCATAAAATGGCTGTAATTCGGCTTCATTATCGGTGATGGCTTTTTTGATTTTATCAAATGCAGATTTCAAACCTTCAAGAATTGGGCCAACAACCGAGCCGATTGCTGGTATGACTTCCTCGTACAAGAATTTCCACCAGCTCACCAAAATCGGCAACAAATCTTTTTTGATAACATTGAAAATTTCGCCAAATGCTGGCCCCAATGTTTTGCCCAAATTGTCTGCAAATCCTTGAATTGCTGGGATGCCTTTATCAACAAACGCGCTCAGCAATGGTGTGAGTGCATCAAGCACATACGATCCGACAGTTTCTTTTGCCTCACCAAATGCAATTGATAAGCGATCCATTTTGCCTTGAAATGTCTCAGCTTGCTTTGAGGCCTGACCTTCAAAAGTCTTTGAAAGCGCGGCAGCGGCAGCATCAAAATCTTTTGATTTAATAATCGAATCATCGATGCCCACACCGAGTTTTTTCAAAGCTCCTAAATTGCCATCATAAGCCTTGCCTAAAGCCTCTGAAACGGCTTGCAAATCCTTGCCTGTGCCGGCAGCAATGTCCAAAGCCAATGATTGCAATTCTTGTGCTTTGGTCGCATCTTTGGTCGATCTGATCAATCGATCCAGCGATGGCCTCAATTTGTCATCGGTGATGCCATTGGCCAAAGCTGTTTGAGTTATGTAATCCTCAACGGCCTTGATTTGCTTGCTGGTGGCACCCGTGACATTTTCCAATGTGGTTGCCAATTTGGCTTGTGCGGCTTCATCCTCAATTGCAGCCTTGACACCATCGACAAGCAATGTGCCGGCATAAGCTGCGGCAGCTGCTCCAGCTACGGCAAAAGCTGCACCGGCTTTTTTGGCAAATCCACCGAGTTTCGAGCCAAAACCTTCAACCTCATTTGACCCACTGTTGAGATTCTTTTTGAGGTTGTCAATGTCCGCCAAAATGGAAAGCTTGAGCGTTCTACTTTGTCCGGCCATCACCACTCCTTCAAAATCTTTGTGAAAGCATTTTCCCACTCATTGATGATGTGTGGTTGTTCGGCTCTCAATGTCGGATAGATAAAGTATCCTCTTGATCCGCGACCTTCACGGCCTGACCACACCGGGAATTGCTTGTATTTATTTGAGCCGAATTCGTAACCGCCCCAAAGCTGTTGAGTTGTACCGCCACCGCTAAATTTCTGCGATACAAAGCCAAATGACAATTCACCAATTTTGGATGACTTGCTCACGCGCGATCCTTGAGCAACGCGAGCCGCGGCTTTATTTGGGCGGTTGCCAGCTGATGAAATGATTTTGGATTGCACATAAGTGGCCAAACCATTTGAAACGGCTTTGGCCTCAGATACAGCTTGCTCATCCATGCCTTTGAAAGCTTGCAAAATGCCGCGCAATTGAGCTTTGTCATAGGTGATTGACTCAGTTGCCATTTCTGATCCTCAGTATCTCAAAAGCGGTTAAAATGTCCTCAGCGGTTTGAAATTCTGATCGTGACAAGCCGGTGTCAATGGCCAATTCCCAAATGATCCGGTTTATTGATCCGGATTCGTAGCTTTTGGGTTTTCGGTTTCTCCCATGCTTATGTCACTCACAGTTTCGCACCAAATCTCAAAAGGCTTGACAGGCTTTCCAGCTGCCTCGCGCTTCATTGCGTGATACGCCAAAAACATCAAATCTGCAATGCCCAATTTCTCAGATACTTGCTGAATTGTGTTTCCGGTTTTCTGCTCCCATTTCATCCACTCTGGTGGGAGCGCGGTATAAGTCGCGCTCTCACCATTGGTGAATTCCATCGTGATTGCTAGTTTCATGCTCCCGATCTCCTTTGTTAGCTAATTGTCAAAACTGGTGTTGTCACACAAGTGAAAGCAAGTGAGACAGTCTGTGCATCCGGTGCCGATCCTCCAGCTGATGGAAAGATTGGCTGCACAGAAAATGCAAATGATGCGCCTGTATCGGCTACCAAAACAACAGGCAATGCTGTATTTGGTGCTGATGATGCAGCTGTCCAAAGTGCTTCACACAGCGATCCAGTTGCGCCCCAATCGGCCAACATTTCGACCGCAAATGAGCCTTGTGTATCGGTCGTAAAATACGCCTTGCCATCGAGTGTCTGGTATGTATTGATGGTTGATTCAACAGTCAATACAGCTGAGGTTGCCTGTGCATCGAAATTGTCAGAATCAATGGTAAATGTGATGTCTCTACCGGTGATGATTGTGGTTGCCATTTTTTCTCCTTAATTGGTGTAGTAAGTGCTTACTTGTAAATCGGCTGTGAGGTACTTACCAGCACCGACTTCCAATGGTTGTGGTTGATTAACATTGCCGACTTCGTAACCAGCTGGCATTGCGCTGATGATGTTAATCATCAATGTTTCGAGATTGTCCAAAGCTGCCGCATTGTTGGCATAAGTAACAACACCAGTCACAGTCAAATTGACCTTGACTTTTGTTGTCGCGCCATTGATCAAAAGGCTTTCCAAATAAGGTGCATCTGGAATTAAACAGATCGATGGGCTGGTCATTGTTTCTGGGATGCCGTTGTACACATTGGCTGCAATGGATGAAAGCGCGTTTTTGAAGGCTGGACATTTTCTGCCCGATACAATCAGATCAGCATTTCAATGATCGTTTCACCGATTTCATTTTCATTGCAAGCCATGCGATGGAACGATGTGCCGGTGGTTGAAACATGGAACACAGTCAATCCAACTTTGGATTGGATCAATGCCACGATTGTGGCGTAAGGAGCAAAAATGAGTAATCCAACGAGCAATTTCAATTGGCAAATGCCGACCAACACAGATTTGGTCTCCCAGCTGCCAGCTGATTTTGAGGTTTTCGGTCAGGCGGTTGATACATCGTTGGCTGATCTCAAAGGCGGCACAACAGGCCAAATCCTTGCAAAAAATTCAAACACCGACATGGATTTTGTGTGGACAACAGCTGCACCGGGAGACATCACAGCTGTCAATGTGACCTCACCGATCACAGGTGGGGGATCATCGGGAGATGTGACAATCGGTATCTCATCAAGCGCGGTCGTACCATCACAAACTGGCAATTCTGGAAAGTATTTGACAACCGATGGCACAACATCCTCATGGGGATCAATCTCAGCTGGTGCCATGACATTATTGAGTACCACATCATTGTCGGGTTCAGAAACTACAATTTCAAGCATTTCTCAATCGTACAAACAGCTGTACATTGAAATTGAGGATTATTACATGAGCGTGGATGCTGGAATTGTTGAGAGTATCAACCAAAACACGCGCTGTGCCTTCTGGATCGGTTGTGATGCCGTTAAAATTAACTGTCACGCTTGGTTTTGCTGAAGCTGCCATGATGCCAGCGAGCGTGTTTGTATTGACTCCGGATGTACCAAATGCAAATGGTTGATTTGAAGCCGCCATAACTCCGGCCAAAGTTGTTGTGCCGCTTGTGAAATTGTCAAATGCGCCGGCTACATCATCAACAACCTTTGTCACTTTTTTGGCCACAGCTGCAATTGATCCGCTGCCGCCTGTGCTGCCGCCTGTGCTGCCGCCTCCAGTAACACCCCCACCGGTTGAGCCACCACCTGTTGATGCTCCACCAGTAATCCCACCGCCTGTTGAAAGCGTTGATCCTGTGCTCATTTGGAAATTGCCCAATGCCCCGGTTGCTGTGCTGCCACCGCTCGAGCCAATTTTGCCGACATACGGTATGTCCTTGCCCGGATTGATAATGTTCAATCCGCGAATTGCAACATTGACAAAATCAATGGCTGTGTTGATCAAGCCTTTCAGCGATCCCAAAACATTGGCCATGACATTGAGCACAACGCTGGCCACATCGCCGATTACGCTGAAAGCTTTACCGATCACGCTGCCGATGATTGGAGCTGCCGCTTTGATTAAATCAAAAAAGGCTTGAAATTCATCTTTATTTTCTACAACTGTTTTTTTGATTTTGTCAAAAGCCGATTTGAAACCTTCAAAAATAGGCTGTACAAAACTTTTAATTGAATCTGCCAAACTCTTTAATGTGCCGCCAATTCCATCGGATTTCTCACCAAAAGCATCAGCAACTTGTTGCACAATTGGGATGACCTTTTCTGAAAATAAATTAGCCAATTCCAAAACAATGGGCAAAAGTGCTTGACCAATTGTGGTTTTTGCGTTTTCCAATTGAGCTGTGAGGATGCGTGTTTTATTGGCTAGACCATCGCTGGTGCGCTCAAAATCGCCTTGTGCAGCTGATGTCTGTTGATAAATTAAAGCTTGAGCTGCCAACACCTTTTGCTGTGGTGTTAAAGCATTTTTGGTGGTGCTTATGATTCCCAATTCCAAAGCCGCTTGGCGCAATGATGCATCATCGAGCAAAACGCCATAAGCTCTTAAAGGCTCGGCCTCGCCTCGTAAAGCTGA